CCCATTGTTATAAAAGGTTAATGTATTGGTTGGTTATTTCTGTGAGGTTACCGAACCGAAGAGACCACTTTTTACAGTTGTTCCAATGGGGGTAACGGAGTTTAAAGTCTTTTACAAGATTTTTAGTAGATTCTGAATCGACCGAAATCATATCCATTATGCACAGGTCGTACTTGTGCTCTTCATCTCTAGGTATCTTGTTGTTAAATGTGAACAAAGACTCGTGGTCTCCGTTGCTAGCCTTAATAGGGTAAGCGATGCCGACACCCGTTACCTTGTTGTCAACAGTAGATACAAACAGGTGGTCGTGTGTGAATGCCCACTTAAGGTAAACCTCTGTGGTAATGTCATCAAACCCAAAAGCCTCTCCTCTGCCCTCAGAGCGATTGGCTTTAACGAACTCCTTTAGGTTAGATAGGAACATTAGGTATAGATTTCCTGAGCGTGTCCAAGCGATACGCCAATTTCGTGGTCGAGTGCTCCCACGGCAGTATTGACAGGTCTATTAAAGAACCAAGTGGCTGTTCTGTTGTTAGCGGCTCGCATATGAACAGAATATGTACAGGAAACATCAAGCGTGTTAAAATCAATAATCTTAACAGTTACTGTGCTTGGGGTGGTAGCATCATTGGCATCGTGACCGCCAGATGTGACACCAGACCAAGTGTTGTTTTGAGCATCAACAGCATCTGGAAGAGCAACTGGAACGCCAGCACCAACACCAGAATTAGGGGTTCTTGTAACAAGAAATACAATATCTGAGGCTGAATTGTAACCCTCACCAAAAAGAGACCAGTTAAGAACAACTCTATTTCCTGCCTTCTGAGGCGTGAATGTTATATCTACAAGCGTAAGTTTTGTGCCGTAAATGTTAGCAAGATTCTGAAGACCGCCCCAGCCAGAAGCATAAGAAGTTATTGCTCTAGTCTGAACAAAATAATCAAGTCGTGGATTGATAGGGGTAGTCTTAAGTCTAGGAGCAATATTAAATGTAGCCTGTCCTGTCACATCCTGTGTTCCTACTGTCGTGCTATTGCCACGGACAAGCGAAGAGCCAACAACTGTGCTAGAGCCATTGACATATTGATTCTGACCAACAGAAGCATTTCCTTGAACAACGCCAGAAGCCTTTCTGATATAGGTACAAGTGCCGCTTGCAATTGAAGCCGTAGGGAAAATGTTGTATGTAAAAGAGTCTACAGTTGTAACAAGGATTCTATATGTGCCGCTATATGCGGGTACGCTAGCGGTGATTGCAACAACTTGATTAGAAACAAGTCCGTGGGCAACGGAAGTAACAGTAACAAGAATCCCGTCAGCGGTAGTAAATGTCTTGCCCGTGACATTCAGTCCATCAAAAGGAGTAACGACAACATCATTGTTTGTATTCCCGTTGAGTATAGGGGTTGTGACGGAAGCACCGCTAATGCTAGACGCAATGACAGGAAGAGAAGAGCCAAGGATGTCTGTCATTCTAGCCTCCTTGAGGAGACCACCATTGACCACAAGCAAACTGTCGTTAGCCTGTAGGGTGCGGGCTGTAAGGTTAGGCTGGTCTGTGATAGCCCCAGCAACAAGGCTTGCAGAGTCCACGAGTTGATTAAGACGAGCACCAGTAACCTGTTGTCCGTCTACGAAGGTATCGCCTTTAGAGATTTGTGCCATAAATTATTGTTTAGATTGGTTAGTCTTGGTTTGAACTGTTGCATAGACATATGCAGACCTAATAGAAGGTCTAAGGTTTCTTACAGAAAATACAAGTTGAATGCCAGTTCCTATCTTTCTGATTGGGCTTCTTCTTGCGTTGTCCTCATTGAACCGAGATGCAAATACATCAATCACATTGTTTGCATCAGGATTAGACACATCAACAGAAGTGACAACTCGTGAGCCAGCCTCAGCAAAGATTTCAACCTCTGCCGTGCTGAACCTTTTATCGCCAATGCTATTGAATGAATACTTCCTTGTCTTAAGAATTCCATCTATTTCATTAGGAGCAAAGGCAGACTCGCTTAGCAACTCAGGAACATAAAACGGGAGAATGGGAGTGCCTGTAGAGCCTCCGTATTCATCGTGCGATAGTTGTTCCAGCAGGAAGAGACCTTGGTCTGTATCAACCCCGTACATTCGTCTCTGGTTGTCCTTCTTAGCGACAACAAAGTCAAAGATGTCAAATCCAGCAGGGTATGTGTCAACGGACTCCCATTGCTTTAGGATAAAATTATATACCAGAATAGCGTTATTGTCAGTAGAGGCATCAAGCGGTACTGCGAGATAGTATCTGTTATTCCAGTAAGTACCAACGGCACGATGAGAGTAAGAGCGATTGATTCGTTGGATGACATCGTCAATAGGAGAGGATAGAGGGTCAGCCATCGTCAGCAGTTTCATTGACTCCGCAGATGCTGGCTGGGGTTGCAGGAAGTACACCCCGTTATCAGACAGGAAGAACACGCCTCCATTAGCCTGAACAACGCTTTTCTTGGCAGAGCAACCGATGTCTGTGGCAAGAGTTCTGATGTAGGAGTCAGTAGCCAAAGGCTCTCCAGTCGCATATCTGCTAGAGCCTACGCCAACATAGAAGATACTGTTACGCATAAACACCAAGAACTCATTCAGAGTCCAAGGGGCAACGCCAACAATTCTGTCGTTAGAGCCGCTGTTAATTGTAAAAGCATCTAGTGCGTCAAAATGGTAGGGGTCAAGGAAGTTACTTACGGAAACTGTGTCGTTGTTTCTGAGGTCGTTTGTTTCATCGTGATGCTTACCCGTAACGATAAAACGATTTGCGTAGTAAAGCATTCCATTGCAGTTAGGGAATTCTTTTTCGGTAGATGTAGTAAGCAATGCCGTAATTGTAACGCTCATATCCCATACCAAAGGACGCTTATTGAACCCACGAGATATGAAAACGCTATCTACGCCAGCAACAACATCACACCCGTCTTGCGTAGTAACTGTTTCGCCTGCTGGAAACATTATCTTTGCAGACAGCACTTCTGTCTGAGGGTTATAGGTATAAAGACCATCAGTAAGAACACAGATGATAATCTCCTGCCCTATATCGCTGATGTAAGTACCTACCCCATAAATGGACTGTCCAATAAGTTCTCCGACTGTCTTTCGTTGCATACCCTTCCTAAGAGTAGCAACCCCTCTATCCATTCGGAAGTTCTGAGACTGACTAACTATACCTTGGGGCAGAGCACTAGGGTTGTCACGGCTGTTAAGCCCGACAAATGCTATGTCTCCATCCTTTTGGTATTCATTAGGCATTACCGAGAGACGATAGAGTAATAGATTTCCTTGAGTTTCTCAGCCCAGCGAGCACCGACATAAACGCCACCAAGAAAACCAATTGTAGAAATGATAATAGTAAGCATAAAATTAAACAATATCTGGGTCTGGGAAATAAGGAACAAAGTATCGCACTCCGTTAATCTTAAATACAAGGGCATTCCCAGCAGTCTCAGCAGTCCAGCCAGTAGGAGGGCTTACAGCAAAATAAGTGTGACAACCATTAAGTGTGGATTCGCCATCTTGAAATCTAATGCCATTATCATCAAGATTAAGACAGGCAGTTGCGTGTGGAGCAATACCGATGCCGACCTTGCCGTGCTGGTCGATGGTAAAAGCAGTACCATCTGGGGTGGTAATATCTTCAACAACAAAAGAGTTACCTGTTCCTCTATTTTCAATGCGGAGGGTAGTTCCAACGGCAGTCGTAGACAGATTTTTGATAACCATAGCACCGCCAGAGCCGCTTTGGTCTACGCCCAAAATAGGGGTGCTGGCACTTGTTGCAATAGTGCTTGCTTGATTAGTAGTAACAACGCCAACTGTGTTGCCAAGTCTGTTCGTGAAGTTCAGTCTATCAACAATCCAAATATCTCCAGCCACAGGTGCGGAAGGGTTTGCCGTACCAAAACCAAGGTTCACACCAGCGGTAGTAGCCGTAGTGAGAGCGTTCAACTTACCCGTAAGAGTACCACCAGCAAGCGGAAGACCAGCCGTAGTCTGGGTTGAGCCGTTGGGGAATGTCAGACCGCCACCATTGGTAGCAAGGTTGAACTTTCCATCAAGCGGAGAGAAGGTATGATTAAAAGTAGTGCCAGCACCAGTATCATTGTATGCGGCAATGTTCAGATTTTCGTTAAGCAGGTTTCTGACTGTAGGAACATACAGCGTACCAGAAAGCGTACCGCCTGTCAGTTTGAGGGCTGTAGGGTCGTTTTCGACTGTGATGCCACCGACACCACCTGTAGAGATAGAGATAGGCATTAGACTGTTGCGAAAGCGATGTGAACGGGGGTGGAGGCGGCAGTAGCAATCACTCTGATGTGACCATTGTAGTTCTCGATGGTGATATTACCAAGGGGAGGAACGATGACACCAGAAGAGCCAGACTCAGAGAAAATCACCTCGATAGTAGCCGTTGTAGACTTGTTCTGGACGATGACCATAACCCGTCTGATGGGGGTAATAGCGTGGTCAAGAAGGGTGCTTGCGGCAGTACCTGCTGTGAAGTTCTGGTGGGTGAAACCACGAATTAGGGGGGAGGAGAATGCGAATGCCATTGTATTAGTAAGTGTTTGTCATATTGATACGACCAAATTGGGATTGCTGACGGAGCATCTTATCGTACTCCATATCAAGAACTTCTTTAGCCTTGGCTTCAATAGTAGCCGCTTCCTGAATCTGTCCTTCAGACACGAACCAGTTAGCCGCAGAAGCCCAAGACATAAAGGAGGAGAAGATGTACGGGATATCAATCTTAGTCCAACTAGATGCGTTTGTTGTGGGACTTTGTCCAGCAATTGTAGAAGAAGCCGTACAGGTGTAGAAGTTGCCAGCGTGAGGCTTTCCAAGCACAGGAGTGTATGAACCCGTGCCAGAGCCAGCATCAAAGTAAACTTGAACATCTTTGAAGTAGACAACAGTTGGGTCAAACAGTTCTCCCGTAAGTATGGGGCATATAAGTCTATACACATACCATACTTCTGAAACAGACGAATTCACGATGACTTTTCTTGAAGTGCCGATGTCGTACAGTTGATAAGGTATCTGAACGGCTTTAGTTGTCTCTTGGGGGTTCTTGCTATAAACAGCCAGAATTTCTCCAGCGGTAACAATAGGAACAAAAGAGGCAACACCAAGAGTGTCTACTGTGATTGCGTTCTTGGCTATACGGCAGATGTCAATCCATTCACTAGCCTCCCAAGCCTCACGCATACGAGCGTTGCTGAAGTCACGGAACTGAGCAAATGTGTCAGGCGTGATATTCTGGCGGTCATTTCCAGAGTACTGGAGAGCGTCAAAAAGGACTTGGGAGTAGTTTGCGTTTCTCATTTGATGAGATATCCGTCACCTGTAAAAATTGCCCCTTGGACACAAGTCCGCTTGATGCGGTTCTTAACTGCCACTTCGGGGTTATCGTTGATGAATTCCTTCACGAACTGGTCATCAGACCAGCATTCCTTGCCGAGTCTGTGAGACCAGTAGTGAAAGGCATCCAACGGGATAGAGGCGATTTTCTCGCCAATACCCTCAACGCTTTTTGCAGCGTTGTTGTTGTGAAAAATAGCCGATTGCTTAGCAACCGACTTTGCTTTGACCTCATTCATTCTCCAGCCCAACAGGAGTTCCTGCTCCACCCTATTTCTAAGGTGGGCAGGGACTGCGTCAGCCAGACTTTGAATGATGTCTGACATTACTGCGGATTAGGCGGTGAAGTCAAACACACCGAAAGCGAGGGGGTTGTAGACGCAAAGTCCAGCAACCGCTTCAATCATTCGGGCTTCGCCACCACCAGCGTTAGGCAGAGCCGTCACGCCAGCGACATTACCACCATAACGCACTTCGACTTGGTCGAACGGGATGACATAACCAACAAAGGTCGAGCCAACGCCAGCAGTAGCATTGAGGTAGTGGGAAGGGTGGAGTCTCAACTTACCGAAATCGCCCTCGAAAATATCGACAGACGAGATGTAGGAAGACTCGTTGGACTCACGATTCAGAGTGCGGATAGCAGTCTGAGTGTTCGGAGAACCAGAAGTCGGTGTAGTGAAGACGAGGTTTGTGAACGCTCTCTTGAGGGCAGTACCGCAGAGGAGGTCGTAGTCCTTGAACTGACCAGTCTGGGAGTAGATGCCTGTGAGGACATTCTGAACAACGGCTTCCGTGAGGGCGGCAGTACCGACAGTCGTGCGATTAGCAGTAGGTGTCTGGAACTGGGAGGCGATGGGGAGGACAGCGTCCTGTGTGCCAGCACCAGCGGCGGCGAGCCACTTGTGGAGACCACGAGTCAGGTACGGGGTAGAGCCACCAGCGTCAGCCTGAGCACCATTGTTGGAACACATCGAGGCTTCCATATCACGCTTGATAGCCTGAATGCCCTTAGCGACATTGTTAGCGAGTTCATCACGAACGCCAGCGACAGTCGAGATATCCTGCGTAAGCGGGGACACACGGACGGAGCGTCTGAAGATTTGGATGAAGTTGCTGAGTTCAGCACGATAGACAGCAGAGCCATCCTTAGTGTAGTTCTCGTAGGTGGTGACATCCGTGCCGTCAACTGTGCCAGTTGTCTTCGGGGTAGGAAGAGAATCAGCCTGCCAGCGGAACAGGGTATTTCCGGGTTTGCTACCCTTCTTAGCCATCGAGGTGAAGGGGGTGTCCTTCGCATCAACGAGCGAGATGAGGTCAGCGAGGTCTTCTCTCTTACCAGACGAGAAGGAGGGTTCTGTGAGATTAGCCATATAGGTATATAGGGTTTAGGGGGGTTTAATGATTACAGGAATCGGGTAGCGATTATAGACGCTAGGTCATCTCTAGAGTTCGATGCAGAAAAACGCTTCTGGGCTTGCTGAGACTTCATATCCTTTGAGGAAGTGGAGGTCGGGGCTGAAGAAGGTCTAGGCTGGTTAGGTGCTTTGTTGATAACCCCAGAGGACTTGCCTTTGGATTCACGGGCTTTAACGCCAGAGATGTAATCACCAATCACCATCTTGTAGTCAGGGAATTTCTGGATTTCAGGGAAAGCCTTCAGGAAAGTCTCAGCGATTTGTCTATCTCGTGATGCCTTATCCTTCCACCAAGGGTATTCCTTAGCGGCAATGGTTTCCATCTGATTGAAGTTCTGGAGGTACTGCATACGCTTAGGGAGGTGTTCTTCCATCGCATCAAGAGCCTTGATTTTGATGTTTCGCACTTCTTCAGCGGAGTATTCCACTTCGTTTCCATCCTTACCTGTTACTACTGCACCATCGGGGTTCATTTCGCACCAGCGTCTGATTTGCTTGGCTTGGTCAGCCTCTCGGTTGACCTCTTCTAGCGTAGACAGGTGAGCGTACGGGTTGTCCTGAGTCGGAGTCTGTGCTGGCTTGTTAGCCTCTTGCGACAGTCTATCCACCTCAGAACGGAGTCGTTCCACTTCTGCTTCAGCCTCCCTGCGTTTAGCAGAGAGTTTGTCGATGCGTTTCTTAACACCTTTGGGCAAGCCCCTATCAAGTTCGTTATCTTCAGATTTGGTTTCTTCGGTTTCCTCGGAATCTGTAGACTCGTCCTGTTCGGTGGCTGTATCGTTATCTTGAGAAAGAACCTCACTATTCTCGGAAGTCGCTTGACCTTCCGCTTCAGTTTGCTCCTGCGAGACTGAAGACTCACTATTTTCCTTACCGCCTAGGAAGGATTCGCTAACTATGTCAGCGAGTTTACTGATATCAAAAGCCTGCGGGGTGCTCTCGTTTTTCGTAGCGTTGTTTTGAGCCGTGCTAAGGTCGGCTTGATTTTCTGTTGTCATTAGATAAGGTCTAAAGTCCGTTTGTATATGCAGGATGTTGTAATAGTTCCAGAACTAGTAGCCAGTTACGGCTTAAAATTGCGTCAAGCAAGTACTAATGCTATTACATACCGCTTTCTGACGAACTGTGCTCTTCAGAGGGTCTTCCTTGGTCAGCCAGCACTTCTTCTCGTGTCTGGACAAGGATAGACTTAAAAGCGGTCAATGCGTCAGCCCTGCCAGCGTACCAAGCCCTATCCTCGCCCTTATTGTCCTTGGAGATAGCAGAGGCTACCTCGGATTCAATAGAAGCGTCTAGGAGCATATGGATAGCCTTCCATAGGTCGTTGTTCTTCTCAAACGACAGTCCTGTGATAATTTGGTTGGGGTAACGCATTATTCTTGAGGTTGCTGTTCGTTGGCGAGGTCAATCTGTTGCTTCATCTGACCAGCGGCTTGTTCTGATACAGGAGTGACTCCCGTGCGTCCAATCTGTTTGTTCTGCTGTTGCATAGCAGACATCTGAAGATTCTTCATCATATTCTCCACAAGAGCACGGAAATGAGGGTCTTGTTGCATCTGTTGCTGAGCCTTAGGATTCTTGCCCATAATGTCTTGCATATATTGCAATTTGGTGGGGGCAGAAGGGTCGTTCTCAACATAGTTGGCTTCATTGCCAAGCATCATCAGCCCGATGTCGGATTGAATGTCCTTGTACATCTGCTGAGAAGCGGAGGTCTGGTTAATGATGAGTTCCTTAGCCTTGTCGGGGTCGATAGCCTCGATAGCCGCCTTGACCAACTTGTTCTTGTCGATAACGCCACCGCCATCCAGAGGAAGGACGAACTGCGTAATAGCCTTGAGTTTCTCGATAACAAAGTTCGTATCGAGTTCTCGCACATCGTACTTCACTTGGAAGTCGTACATATTGCTTACGCTGGACATATTCTGAGGAAGGGCTGTGCCAGTAATCTGTTCGATTTCAGAGCCTTCCATATACTGGAGCATAAGGCTGAAGGTCATAGAGAAGGCTTCGCTCCACACATCAAGCCAGTTGTTAATCACGAACTGCTGAGTGACCTGAGTCTTCTGCGGCATAATGTTCGGATGAGGAAGACCAAAGTAAGAAGCGTGATTCAGTTCAACTCGGTCGATGAGCATAAATGCCACCTGCTGATTTTGGTCAGTAGGAGCAGGCATAAACTTGTAGTCATCCATCGAGGTGACAGGCAGGTGAATTCCTGGGGCAATCTTATTGATACCGCCAAGACGCTTTTTAACAAGGATGGGAGGCATCGTTGTGAACGCTGTGCGGTCACGGATAGCATCGTGCTGAGCCTTGATTTCCATCTGGTCTGTCATCGCCAGTTCAGGAACACCACGAGATTCCATAATGGCTCTACGGGTGCGTTCTCTGCGGTAAATAACAAAAGGATACTTGTTGTGAGCGTAGCCAAGTAGTCCGTGCGAGGCGTAATCTTCACTACCAGCCTGAGGGCAGAATACTGTCTGGTAGATTCCCTGAATACCATCCTTGTCGATATTGCGGCTGTACGCATACACGAGTTCGATGAGATTGTCATTACGAGCGACTTGATAGTTAATCAGGGCGGCGGCTGGCAAAAGGTTAGGGTCGTTGAACTGAGACTGCATACCCATCACATTAATAGCCTGTTCAACAAAGGAATCAGACCATTCTTCTTGAGCCGCCATAGAACGCAGTTCGACTTCAGTCACATATGTTCTGCGGAAGATGACACGAGCCTTCTGGATTTCAATAGTCTCAGGAGGGAACGAAATTTCGTCGTAAGGCTTGAGGGCAACAATCAGGGGCTGGTTCTTAGAGACAAACGATTCAGGAATTTGACAGACTCCAGTTTCACGGAGTTCGCTAATAGCCTTTTTGACATCCTTAGGGTCAACTGCCTTAAGGTACATACAGATAAGGTCTACGGCATAATCTTCCTGTGCAGGGTCTTGAATTGCGGCAGGGAGGTCTTTAATGGAAGAGTTGGGGTTAATCTGAACAGCCTGCTGAACAACTTGCATTAGTTCGTCTAAGCGAATCTTTTGGAAGCGAATGCCCATCTCTTGCTCCCAGATAACATTAAGAGCAGACCAGCCGTACTGCTGGGTGTATTGGCAAAGCAGTTCTGCTTCCTTGCGTAGTTCAGAACGCAGTCTGGACTCAAGAAGCCACGACATCAGGATGTTAGCGACAGAAGACGATTCGGAATCGCTGAACTCAGTACCCTTCACCTTGACCTGACATCGGTCAAAGGTCGTGACGCACATCGCAACGAGGTCATTGATTGTGCGGTCAACAAGACGGGAACGGACATCAGAAGCACCCTCAAACGGGAAAGCAGGTTCTCCGTTAGGAAGATTTTCGCTGTGTTTCTTGCCATCGTGGGTCTGACCTTCCCAGCGGGACAGGCGAATGTCATCATTTTCGTTAATATTGGCAGTATTGCCTCCATTTTGCGTAGAACGCTGATATTCCTTGTAAAGATACGGGATGTCAGGGGTCTCGCTAGCAAAGACCATAGGGTCTTGGTTATTTTTGTAAGATTTCATTTAAATATTTTGTGAGGTCATCACGGAAGTACCTCTTGTGACCACCTTTGGTGGTGAAAGTCCTCACTTGACCATTTCTGGCAAGTGACTCAAGCCTTATCCGTCCAATTTTAGCAAAGAGCATCGCTTTTTGACGAGACAAGAGTACTGGCGAGAAGACATCCATTAGTATGCACCGCCCCCCCAGCCCTTCATAGCGTCATTTCCCTGATATTCAGGATTCATAGTCATAAGATATCGCAGGCAGTCGATAGGGTCTTTGGTTGCACCCTTATCTCCGTCCTGACCTGTCCACTCCTTGAGGCAGTAGATTAGGTTTTCACAAGATTCGGCTATATAGAGCCTAGGCTTGTTAAGAGGGCTAACCTCTTGATTGTAATCGTAGGCGAATCCGTCATTAATCATTGCCACGCCTTGTTCGATACGGATGCCAGCGGCAGGCTGGAAGTGCATAGGGTTCTCACCACTATCAAGCATCTCTATAAGCGTAGTGCCTCCGTCATCGGTGACAGCCTTAGTACCGCCAGCACGAGGGTCGATATATCGTTCCCAGATGACTTCACCCTTCTCCAAGTCGAGAATCAGTTGCTTGTAATCAGCCAGAGACCGCCCAGCCCCGTTTCTTTGGGCTGTCCCAGCCTTCCCGTCAGGGTCACCAGAGGGCAACGCCCATTCGCCATCTGAAGTGTCAGGGAACTCCCTGTAGACATATATAGACCCATCCTTGGCAACTCTCGCCCAGAGCATAAACCAGTTTCTCGCACCAGCAGGGTCGGTAATGAAGTAGTTCGTACCCTCAGCAGGCACGACTTCATTTTTGACGATGTTAATCTCAGGACTGAATCGTGGGAATTGAGACCCGCTTACATTGTCAGCCCAGCCATAGGCACGAATTTTAATTTCGTAGGACTTTTTCCCTGAAAGGGTTTTCTTGAGATTCTCAAAAGGGTTATATGGATTAAGTTGGCTATGAAACCACATCACCGCTGACGAACGATTGAACGACTTAGCCTTGTAGGGCATATGACCTTTAGGGCATCCCATTACATTTTGTGAGTCGGGAAGAAGAGGGGAGGCTAGGGTCTCCGTAATCTTAGCACCGCTGACATATTCTTTGACCACAGAACTATAGCCAGAGATAGGCGTAAATGTGACAACCATCTTACCCATACGAGTAACGGCACGATAACGGAGAGTTTCAACCCAATCTAACGGCACAAGTTCATCGCACCAAATGAAGTCAACCTCGCCACCTTCAATGACATCTCGCTTCTGAGCGTAGTTCATAAAGAAGCATTGGCTCTTGTTTGGCAAGATGAAGGTGTTATCGCTGAACCCGTTCTTCTGGGTGTACTGAACATTTTGTACTTTGTTCTTCCTGAGTTCCTTGAACTCTGAAGGCAGGTACTTATAGATGACATTCTGTTGCATCTGGATACTCGATTGGTTCGTAGTATGCAAACACCACACTCTGGCATCCTTAATATTGATAAGCGTCTGAACGACTCTTTTAGCCGCCCATTCAGTTTTGGACGCTCGGTTACCACCAAGGATGAGAACTTCGTTGTTCTCCTTTAGCAACTGGTCGGCTTCCTTCCAATGTGGTAAATCGAACCCGTGCCTATACGGGTCAAGTTTTTCTGCGAGGATTTTATCCTCACGCAAGGTAAGAATTTCTGCGGTCTTCTCAGCACCTACCTTCTCAGCCAAACGCTTAATCTCCTCCTGTGTCGGAGTGACAAGAATTGGGTGAGGGGTAGGAATGAAAGCCATATCAGTTCGTGGAAGGGGATTTCGTCTTCTTCATCATCCTCTTCATTCGGGTCTGCCATCTATGGACATAAGGCTGGTTTAAAAAATTTTTATTTAGTACTTCCCGTTGAACCGAGGGTGTCGCACGACCACCCATCGTGCTCCATCCCATCGTACATCGGCAGGCATACCGATACCGAACTTAGAGGAGTCACGGCAGAGTACGCTCTCTTCCTTGCCGTCAATGAGGACTCCGATGACACGGGGGTTGCGAAACTTAGCGGAGACAGTTCCAGAGACTTTCTCAGGGGGAGTAATTCTTTCGCTGTTCTTGATGCCGATGCGTTCACGGAGAAGGGTGATGCCTTCTTCTGTCCATTCAATCTGCCAGAGATTCTCAGGCTTAAGCGAGGGAATCTTCTTCCAATGCGTACCCTCTGTGAATTCAGGTCGCATACCTTTGATGATATCACGGGAGATGCCTAGGGCTATGCAAAGTTCTTTTTCCTTCATAATCGACATATCGAGAGTTATATGTAGACTGTCAAGCCGTTTCTATACAAATCGTAATATAGGGGCGGGGGGAGTCGAACCCACCGACTTAAGCCTTATAAAGACTCCACTCTAACCGCTGAGTTACGCCCCCCAAAGAACCCCGACAGGGAGTCGAACCCCGACCAAGAGTACCAAAAACTCTTGTGCTACCATTACACCATCGGGATGAAAACGACTGTCCTAGAGAAACCATTGTCAAGAGGGCAGGACAGTACTGAAACTCGACCCTCCAAGAATCGAACTTGGATGACCCGCTTAGAAGGCGGGTGTTCTATCCGTTGAACTAAGGGTCGGAAAGTAGAGGGTGGGTGGGATTCTAGCCCCACCGATGGATATTGGT